TACTATAGTTCCAGTGTTGTTCAACGCGATATTACTGGAAGAAAGCGTCGTTGCCCCAATTGTCCATCCGCCGACAACGCCAGTAGATGCCTCTATATAACCAACTATAGTTGCATTTGTTGCCACCAATGAACCATCTTGACCAACCTTGAATTCTGGGGCGCCATTCGTACCAACAAAAAACTTATACGTCCCGGACGAAGACATTCCCACTTTGTAACTACCATTAGTCATAGACAACTCTGTCGACGAAATTGTCCACCCACCGATTGTCCCCGACGTAGCCGTTATAGCCCCAGCAAGTTCCAGCGCCGTGCCTGTCCACCGAAGAAAATCGCCTGCCGGGTTACCGACAGAAAGTTTGTAGGCGCCACCCGAATAACCCAACCAAAAACCAATCCCCGTATTATAACTTGTCGCACCACCACGAATATAACCGGTGGTATCGACAGTCATGTTTCCCGCAGTGATTGTGCCTAAGTTTGCCGAGATTGCACTTAGCAAGTTGACGTTTATTTTGTCCGCAGTTACCGCGCCAGCATAGATCTTCTCCGTAGTAACGCATTCAAGCTGCAACTGCTTCGGGCCTACCGAGTTCTGCAACATCATCGCTTCGGAGACTCGCAATTGGCTCTCCCGCAACCTTGCCCACAATGGATCAAGAAAATCATACACGTTGATAACACCCGTCGTTTGGTTCCAGGGATTCCGTGCCACCGTTGAGGCTTCGAGTGTTCGAGTGGACACCTTTTCTCCAGTTGCCAGCGCGGCGAGATTTTCCTCAACTGTTCTAAAACGCTGATTAATTTCTGACACAAGAAGCACTGGCTCCTTTTCCTGTCGGAGCTGGTCAGTCAAAAGAACTGGTGCAATAGCTTTCATCGATCGGCACGGAAGTAGACAGAGTCGCCCCAACCGCAGAGTACACACCCAGTAAGTGGAGTGGTCGCTGCATTGGTAGCAGTGAAAGCAAATTGAAACCGGAAAACGTTTCCAGCTGCACGAACCGTTCCTATATTAAGTGCCGCTTTTGTTGTAGTCCATACTTCAGCTAGCGCGGTCAATGTGGGAGTCTCTGAAAGCAAAGTCCGGTTGGACATAGAAACCGTTACGCCGGTTACGCCAGTGGAATATCCCGCGTCCACATGGAGAAGGTAACCCTCTTTTTTGACGAATAATTCATCATATAAAAGATCGGGGGTTATGAAGAAAGGAATGGTGAAGGACTGAACTCCCGCAACCGTTACAGAGTCTTTCACCTCGCTTCCCGTATCGCCGATAGCAGTGTCGATTTGCAGGGTAGCAGTCCCACCGTAAAGAGTGCGTGTTTGCGATTGGTACACACGACACATTGCATAAATGTCCTGTGAGGCACTATCAGTGTCTTTGCCAGGAAGATTTTGGAAAAACCACCAACCCGTACGTTCCTGGTAAATCACTCGCCGGGCTTGGTAGTATGTTCCTAGTTTGACCCAATACACCCAAGAAACCTCTTGCTGGTCAGAGTCGTAATAACCAAACAACCGCTCGTAGTGGGTATCCGTCGGCGGAACCATCTCTGCAAAAATCTTCAAGCGCACCGGTTCTCCAATCGCAACCGGTTGTACGCCATCAAAGTAATAAAAATCGTTTTTACTGATAAAATAATGTCCCCGCTTTGTGTTCACCAATCCTGATGGGAAAGCGCACCCAACACCCTCAAAAGCCGACTCGACTTGCATGACATTGGGCAGCCCGACATAGGTCATCTTATGTATCGCTTCGGCGAGATAGATATAGTTGACGCCGTTCAAAACTGCCATTCCGGTGATTCCAAAATTAATTGCGTCCAGGGAGGAACTATAGGGAATAGTTTTTACGTCTGCCTCGTTCACACTTGTCATGAAAAAGTCATCAGGGCGATCAAGATCTGACCAGCCCACCCGAAAAGGAATTGTGGCAGCGTTATAGGTTTCAGCAGCGCCGGAGACTGCATGATAGTCACCGGGGTTATAATGACCCACCACTAAGTGATTCTCGTAAACCGCCACGTACTTTCCATACACTCTTCGATAGCCCACAGAAGTGATAAACCCATCGCGTACTCGCATGACATTTCGACCGATCCCGCCGAGATAAACATCGGTCATGTAAGAAACCTTCGAGTAAGGGAATTTGGCCGTCACCGCCGAGTCGGCGAACGGAATGGTGTTGTAACGTGTCCATACCCACGTATCGCCAGACGTATAACCTGTTGTACTAAGAAATGAAACATAAAGCCCGTTTGCACCAATTGCTTCAGCGGGACCTATACTAAGAGCACTTGATAGTGCACCGCCATTTCGCGACCACTTAAAGGTTGCACCATCTGCCTGAATCACCACGGTGATATAATCGCCCGCCGCTGCAAAGTCAGTCACGTTATAACCGTACAGTAAACACTGTCCAGTCACGGTTGCATTGTTGGGCACCAAAGACTGCAAAACACAAGGAATTAGGGTCTGTGTAAAAGGCGTTTCCGGGTCGATATACCGAGCTTCTCCTTGATTGACAATTAGGTATCGAAGCGCCGCTGTGTTTGTACGCACAATATCCATCAACATAGTCGATGAAGCTGCGTATCCTGTATAGAGTGATGTTAACGTGAACTTAGCTTTAATCGGCGTCGTTTGGGTGAGTTTCCCACACGACGGACGCAGATTCAGCAGATCGTAGAATTCGTCTGGCCGTAACATATGCGGCTCAACGGCGCGATTGAATCCGCCGTTTGGGATACGCGTGTAGGATTGAATGCTCATCAGTCGAGAGAAACGTCACCCTGGTTTGCAATTGTGCCGTCGTGATATTTGACCGACTCCCAAAGCCGGGTAACCATTGCAGAATCGACGGTGATCTTTTCAGTATCTTTCAAGAAGGTGTTCATCTGCATAATGGTCGCCCAGAAAAGCCAGTCGGTAAAGTAGGTCAGAAAAATGTCCGGGGAAGAAGCGGATGTGAGATCGTCTAGCCATACGATCCCGTTAATAAGAAAATCTGTACTTGCTGTAATGGTCGTAACGTGAAGCTTTTCACCATTAACATATGCAAACGGCCGTGAGATTGTGTCGTTTTGCCGGGTAGAGATACTTGACGTGCCGGCATAAACTCCCAACTCACGTTTGAACGACCCTACCGACTCAAGTGGAATTCGATAGTTCCGCAAATATGCTGTTGTTGCTCCCACCGTTGTCGTTGAATAGGTCCATACCGAATCCACTCTCTTCATCAATGCAACGGTTGCACCGCCCGGAGTAGTCTTACATCCGGTTGTCCACGCTGCACCGGCAACCGACGTCGCAAGAAACACATCTCCACGACAAAGATCGAAACTGTGTAACCGTTGTGCACCTCTTCGTGCGTCGTTCATCGCAGCTAAAATATGATCGAACGAGGAAACCGTAAACGTAGACACATCGCGGTTGATAAAACCAGCGACTCGGGTTTTGAAGTCGGAGATAGTCATAAAGTTTTGCCCAAAGCCGGTGCAGTCCTCGACAAGGACCACACCGGCAAGGGTTATTGGTTAGGTGTAGGATTTCTTCTCCCCACCGAAGGGTCCCTTACACGAATAAGAACCCTCGAAGGGCTTGGTCACGTTCGTGCCAGAAAGACCGTCTTTGGCACCTGCTTTAAGAAGAGTGGTGTCTTGAGTGTCTTTCCCGTCATTAATGGAGCACTGGGCTCCGAGGATATTTTCTTTGAGGTTCATAGGATGAGTTAAGGTTTGCCGTGGACGAGAACGCGAAGAGAGCCGGTTACGTTTTCGGCTTTACCACGATCGGCGTCGGTGGCGGTCGTAATGGTTCCAGTAAAAATGTCGGTGCCGTCGGTAAAAACGGGCATCCAGCGTCGAACGGAAGATCCGTCAACGAAGGAAACACACTCGACACTGTATAGTGAAGACATAGCAAAAAGAGACGATGCAATGTCTGCGGCAGTGGCTCCGTTACTGGACATAGTCAAGGTGGCGTCAACCACCACCTCGATCTGTTTTCCAGCACGGTCGCCAACTTCCCAACGCCGGTTGATGACGACGTCAGCTGAGGTTAGAGCGGCCATAGTAGTCCTTTGGTTTAAGGAGCCCAATCTGCAACGTTTTGCAGATAAAGATGGGACTCAGGAGCGTTGAATTCAAGACCGGCCTCGGTGAGATAGCCGTCCTCGACATAGTCTGCGCCGTTGGGGTGCAGGTTCTTGCGGAGGGTAGTATCGCGACCGGACATTGGACGATACTTCAAGCATGGAACGTCGACGAAGAGCATGTTGTACATCAGCGTCGAGTTCAGGTTGAAGAGCGGATGGGTCTTATAATAAACCATTCCGTAGGGTGTCAGGTGAGCGGTTACGTTCATTCCGAACGTGTCTTTTGCACCCGGCTTAGTCTGGAAGACCGTTGTGCCCGCGTACATCTCGGCAAGGGTACTAAGAGCGCCGTTACCGCAGAAGCACATCAGCTCGTTGTTCTTGTTTCGATTAAATCGGAACGCACGCTCCAGGTATTTGTTATAGGTCTTACGCTGTAACACGCCAGAGGCGTTGGTGATGATGCGCTTCGTGTCGTCGGTGTCGAGGGTAGCAGCAGTGTTGCCGTAAGTGGCACCCGCTTCCCAAAGACGAAGGAAGTAGAGAAGACCACCGGTGTGCCGAATAACATTCTTCGGCGTGGCAGCGTATTCGTACTTCTCGCCAAAGATATAAGCGAGTTCCATGTTGCGGGAGTTGTTCACCGCAGCTTCCTTTGCTTGATCGGGGTCAACGCCACGAGTATCGAACCACACAGCAGTCTTTCCAGCGGTACCGGTGATTTGCCAGTTGGCCGTAAAGATCTCCGTAAGGTTACTGATCTGAATCGGGGCATTGTAAACTTCCAGTGTTGACAACGCGTCTGAGGAAGAGACAGAGGCACCACCTTCTGCCTGCGCCGAACCGATGGCAAGAACCTCTCGACCGGTGTGGGCTGCATCATAGTCAATGTCTGCCACCGGAGCCTTCGAGCAAATGAAAGCCAAACGGTTATTTGTGGCATCGACATAGGTGATACGTCCGTGCATTTCTTCGTTAGCGGCAGAGGCGTTGATGATCGACATTTTGATAATGTGACCAACACGGAACTGTGCCGTTCCGCCGGCGGCAACTTTAATTCCATACTGGGTGTTCACCGCGGCGGTGATGTCACCGGTAGCGGTAGTCCAGGTAAGGAAGTCGGCTGATACAGCAGAGTAAAAGGACACCGTAGTGGAAATGTACGCGAGAGTCGTGCGCTGTTCAACCATACGCTTCTCGTGCCATTTGAACTCAGGATCGTTGACGACCTCATCTTTCATTAGCGTCAGAAGGCCAATGAGAGGTGCGGAGCCGTTCGGATACATATAAAACACCGAACGACGGATGTTTTTCGGACGATACGCGCTGATTTGTTCAGCCGTCATTAAACCGAGGATAGCCATTGTAGTAGTTTCCTATTTACGGATCATTAGGGACGTGGATGGATTACACCGCGTCCTTCCCAAATATCTGTTCGACATCAGAGAGTGCAGTCGCTTGCCCTGTTCCTGAGCGCCCTGCCGCCGAAGCGGTGGACATTTGTCGACCAGTGTTTTGACCCGTGGTCTGGGTGTTTTGTGTACCTCCGACCGCAGCAGTCTTCTTATTCATACGAGTAAGAAGTTGCCGTGATGCGGTAGCGACTGCATTAAAAGCTTCCTGTTCGGAAGTAAATCTAATTTGACCAGATTGGACTTTGGTGAGAATCGCGTCCTTGATGGTCATGACGAGGTCTTCCTCGCCGAGAAGGTCTTTGTTGGTCTCGAAGAAACGGTCTTTTGCTTGGATGTCAAGACGCTCGCGCTGGTATTGCTGCCAGGACTGAATGTGCGGGGTGATCTCTTCACGCATACGACCAAATTCGGCTTGATGAAGTTCGTTTGCCATGCGAACAGCCTGAGCAACAGAGCCTTGAAGAAGGTTGTTTAGTACCGCGGCAGCCTTCTTTGGATCAGCGTCCATGAGAGCGGCAATATGGGATTCGTTGACCTGGACAACGCCAAATTTACGATTGAACTCTTCAGGAGAAAGATCCTTTTCGGTGGGCTGTTGAGCTTGCTGTGCCCCACGTGCTCCGCGTGCGGCCGCCTCAACAACACTTTCAAGCATTCGTGAGTCGAAAACTGGGGCGGCGGGTGTCGCGGGTGCGGGGGCAGCAGGGGGAATCGTGGGAGGAGTCTGTCCCTGTTCGGATTGTCCGGGTTGACCCGTCTGTTGAGTCTGCTCAGGAGGAGTCTGTTGCTGCGACTGCTGTGACTGCTGTGGCAGTGTCTGTGTCTGTGTCTGCGTCAAAGAAGTGAAATCACTTTCACCGAGATTTGCAATGCCCTCGTCAGTCTGCTGACCGGATTGAGTTGTAACACCATTCATAATAATTATCTTGGTTGCCCGTTTTCCTGTTTCTTGATTATCTCACGAAGTTCTTCCTCGCGAGCGGTTAAAATTTGTTGTAGTTCTATCAGTCCTTTATAATTACCAATAAACTGCTGTCGCATTGCCTCAGCCGTTTGGCCGTCTGGCATTGCCTCCCGTTGGTAAACGCGTTGCTCCGCCGGTGCGAAGTCGGTCAAAGTTATTCGGTACGTCTGCGGGGGCGCCAGCGCTAACCGCCGGGCCGGTTCCGCTAGTTCCTGGAGCTTGCCCAGGACCTCCTTGGTTTCCGGCAATTCCAGCCATTGCAGCAAGGATTCTAAATCTTTCAGGGGTGAGGTTGAACCTGTCAACATTTGTTATTCCTCGTAGGGTTAAGATTTCCCTCATGACAATCTTCGGGTCGATACCCAGGATAAAGATTGACATTGGGTTGTTTGCTATAGCTATAAGAAGTTCTTGGAGGGTTTGGGCACTGGCTATTCGCTGAGAAGGAAGAACGAGATCGTAGACAAGGAAGTCGTAGTTGCCTACTAGCTGGGAACGGTCAATAGGAAGAAAGTCTTGAACCGCAACGGGATCGTTCAGAAGAGCTTGCAGTCCCACAATGGAAACGAGTTGCTGTTCGTCGAGTCCTTGGCGAATGTTGGAAAGGAGTTTACGGCCTAGGGGAAGAAGTGCACTGTCTTGAATACC